TCCCCCTGGTTCCTCGGAACTGTCTTTTGCCTTATTATATATAAGGGTATGGCAGTAGAGTAAATGGCAGGGAAATGACAGGCTGAACTGACAGCTAGAAGCTGGACTGGTTGGCAGTATACAAGTCCTTCTCCAACAGTATCTTGCCAGCCTTTGTCAGCCGTTTCAGGTGCCGATAGAAGGTTCTCTCTGAAATCTTGCACTTGTCCATGATGTGACGGCACAGGTCGGATGCCTGCCAACCCTTACTGCCCATCTCTCCAAGGAACCGCTCGTCACCTATGACGGGCTTGGCACCCGGCCTCTTTAGGTTGTCAGGGTTCAGGGCATAGTTGGGTCGGAACATGGGGTAGTGCCACTGGATAACGAAAGGGTCCATCGGGCTAAAGTTGCGGAGCGTGACATCACAGGTGAAGGTACGCTCGTCCTCCTCATGGGGTGTCAGTACGACCAAACTGTCAGGGTTCCGGGCGAACACCCCTGACCCAGAGAAACGGTCGATGGCCTCCTTCGATGACGCATTGCCCTTGGCAAAGTGGTGTGACAGGATGACAGACAGGTTGTGCTTGGTCGCCAGTGCCTCCAGTTCGTTCATCAGGCTCGCCATGTCACCCGCACTGTTCTCATCGCGGTCGCCCATCAGCATATAGTTTGGATCTAGGACAATGGCCTGATATCCCCTGCCCTGGATATGCTTCTCAATGATTGGGCGGATGAAGGTCAGGTCGGCGGCATAGCCACGGAGCGTCCAGACATCGAAGTCTTTGACCTGTTCGGCTGTCAGGTTCTTTGCCTTGATGACATCGCCCAGGCGGTTCCTAAAGCTCCACTCCTGAATCTCGAAGTTGATGAACAGCACCCGGCTCTTGCGGCACTTGTTTCCCCACCAATCCGTGCCGGTGTGCAGACTTAAAGACAGGTCGATCAGGCTCCAGCTTTTGAAAGCCTTGCTGCCACCGCCAAGGAGCAGCTTGCCCCCTTGGTGCAACATCCCTTCGATCAGCACCTCCGGCTCCGGCAGTTTCTCCTTGGCCAGATCCTCGTACCTCTTGATCGGCGGCCACTGGTCCACCGGCTGCTTCACCCCCAATCCCACGGCTGGCTCTATCATTTCCCCTCCTTGCAAAACCAAAGAAAACTTTGGTATGTGGTGTCGTTTCTTTTCGCCCCCGGAATCCTAACCGGCTGGCTTGGCTTGAAAGTCGCAGGATCGCATCCGAGCGGAACAAGGAAAGCTTTTAGTTGCTCCATCCATTCTTTCTTGGGCGGGTTTTCAAACCACCCGTGCAGGCTCTTCCCGCCCGTGTCCACCACGGCATACATCCTCATCTTGAATAGATCGCGCATCGCCTGGAACACCGCGCCCATCTGCGGCTTGGTCAGCGTGTCAGACTCCACCACCAGGTAGACCCTGGTGTCCACGTTCTCGTTGGCACGGCTGACCGACCCCGGCACGAACACCGCTCCGGTCGTGTAGTTGCCCACCGGCGATGGCAAGCCCATCCACTCGCTGACCTTGCGGAAGTTCTGCGGATGCCTTCCGCTGTCCTTGACATCCCCGATCCAGATCAGATCGCTGGGTTGCCAAAGGGTCAGGAAGCGGTGGTAGTCGTCGGCAGGATCATCCAGCTTGACCGGGCTTTCCTCGAACATGTCCGCTGGGTCCCAGTTGTAGTGGGTCAGATACCGGCTCTTGTTCGATTCGGCAATCGTCTTGATTCGGTCAATTATCTCGCTCTCAGGATCTTTCTCAATCACCAGCTTTACGGGATTATCCGATTGCGTGATCGGCCTGCCAAGATTGTCATGCAGGATCGCCCGGCGCAGCTTGCGGTTGGCTTCGTCACGGTACGCCATGCAGGAGGTGTGCCAGCAGAAGATCGTGGGTACTCCGTCCACGAACACCGTGGTGTCGCGCAGCCTGGTGTGGCTGGTATGCGTAGCCTCACCTGGGCAATGGCACAGCCCGTGGTTCTCTGACTGCCAATCCACCTGACCCACGATGGCTTCCGCTTTGCGTTGGTTGTCGTTCATCTCAAAAATTCATGCCGGATGATTCAAGGGGCGACACACATTAGGAGGACAGCCCGTTGCGGGATCTCCCCGCACACCACTTCCGGCATTGTTAAAAATTCGGATCTCTCCTCCTTGCTATGAACATATACGAAAGGATTAGCCCAGCGTCGATCCAATCCATTTTCCTTTGACCGAATGCGGCTTGGATAATTATCAGGGATATATACCAAGGCACGATGGCCATGATGATCTTATCCATCCGATAGAATGCAGCCTTTATTGTATTCACGACTCCAACTCCATCGCCTTCTTCGCCGCCTCGACGATATCCTGAGCGGTGATGTTGCGAAGGGCATTGCACCACATCTGCGTCTTCGGTGTCTTGTTGGTCGCGTCCTTGCACTTCTGCTGCGGTAGACCCGCATGAGGGCGGCACGGAGCGTGCGGGCAGGTGTCCGGCTTGAAGACCGAGATGTTCTTCGGGTAGTAGGTCATGCGGTCGTCGGGGTGGTAGCTGCCCCATAGCGACACACAAGGCGTGTCAAAGGCGGCTGCCACATGGTTGACACTACTGTCCGGTGCCACGACAAAGTCCGCCCCGCTTACGATGGGGAACAGCGAGCGGAACTGCTTGGTCGTGTTGAACAGGTCGATCACTCTGGGATGATCCACCTTGAAGTTATTGGAGTTATCCAGCCCGATGATGACGGCCTTGTGATTTGGGAACGCTTCAAGCAACGCCAAGACCGCATCCTGCCCCATCTTGGGCGGGTAGGTGCGGGTCGGGCCGGAGCTAGAAACATGGTAAGCAAAGTAGTCACCCTTGATCGGCCACTTGTGCATCTCGACTAGCTCCTTGTGGTCGGGTTCGATCAGGTACAGGTGCGGACGTTTATACTTTGTATCTACATCGCCTGCATTCATCCAGGTGTAGATGCGGTCATAGCAGTTCCCCGGTCCTGTCCCTAGCTTGGTGTTGCCAACCTGGCCGCTAAACAGGTCGTCGGTCGGCAGGTGCGCGTCATAGCTATCCCATGCCTCCAGCGTGGGCGGCAGCGGGAACAGCTTGGCACCCAGCCCAGCATAGAGCGTGAGGTTTCTGGCTGGAGCATAGACATCAACGCACCCGCCGGACTCTTGGACTAGGTAATGCACGAAGGCGGTTGCTATGATCGCATCACCCAATGCCCCGGCGCGGTAAACCGCAGTCGCCCCGCCGGTCGCTCGGCCTGGATAGTACGGCCTGATTTTGTGCGGGCAGGGTATGGAGTCGTCCCAGGTCGGCCCCGTCAGTTCATCCGGCAACACATAGGTGTTGCGCGGGAAAAGCATTGAGTCATCGACCTTGTGGATTTGATTGGTTTGGTTTGTCCAGAGTTTCATAGGTTCACCCTTTCAGTTTTTCAAGCTTGTCTTGGGTCAAGCCATAGCCGGTGCCGTGTCCGAGGTCAATCAAATTCTCTTCGCGCCGAAGTTGCTCCGATGTCGCGTACCCGACAAAGTCAACGGTTGCCCCGGTGACTATGGCAAGCACATAGATGTCAACATCATTGTTTGTCTTGGTTGTGCATAGCAGCCTGCCGCCTGGGTGCGTGGTCGCCTTGATGTCATATCTCTTGCCACCGATGACACCGTCCGCACCGCCGCTCCTGGGAGACAGCCCAAGGTCGGGAAACACATTATACTTCTTTGCAAACGCAAACTCCGCCATGACCCCGACAACGTCGGCATCCGATCCATCCTGCGGACCTTTCTTCGCATCCCTTACCCCGCACCCCCTGGCAATAAGCGACCTCATCCTTCCGACAAGGTTGCAAATCATAACCTCGGACGGCTCCAGCGCTACCGTCATTTCCTTCTGCTCGCCTTCTTTATCTCGACAAACATGGGGGTTCGCTCACCCATATAAGCCCCGGCCACGTTGTAGTCGAAGTATTCATACGCTTCGTCCACACTCATGCCATCCTTGTGCAGCATGGTTATGATTATATTTTTGTCATAAACGGCCACCGCCGGTCCATTGAATGTTCTGCCCACGCCAAGGAATGCGCGGTCAAATCCGTCGGCAAGCAAAATCTCGTCGTCGGGATAATTCTCCTCGATCCATCCCCGAACATTCATTCCGCCCCCCAATGATGTTCCATGGCATAGTCAATCGACTTGCGGTTGCACTTCCAAGCGTTCGCAATCTGGCGGGTGGTGTAGCCCTGCTCGTACTGGATGCGCCACAAGCCCCAGCGTTTCAGGACAATGTCCCGCGTCCTGTTGCCACCACCGCACTTTCTCTTGCCGGGAGTCCTGTTCGGCTTAGTGATCTGAAGCTGGGGCGGAACCACGATGTCGCGCTCGTCCCTGATCCCGGCCACGATCCTTTCTGCCTCGGTCTTGTCCGATCCCACCCTCTCCAGCCTTCCGATTGTTATTTCGTGCCTAAGCCTCTGGATGGTTTGGACCGCAGCCACCAACCGCTTCTCAAGCAGGTGGCTGTTGTCCTCCAGCGCCTTGATCCTATCCGCCAGTACTTCCTGTGTGTTCACTTCTTATCTCCTTTGTTATCAGCGCGGCCGCGTCAATGCCAGCAATAATTTCCCTGACCTTGTGCGCCTCGGCGTGGCTGATGTTGTCCCTGTGTTTGGCCAGCCCCCGCCGCACCCGCGCCAGGATGTCGGCCAGCCACTTGATCCGATCCTCCGACACTTAGCCTCTCCGCATACGGAACCTGCGACCGGCCTTCGGCACTCCGGCAGACCTAAGCGCGATGGCCAGGATCTGTTTCTGCGAGCGCGGCTTCCCGACAGCCCCGCGAGCCAATCCCTTCTTGCGGTTGTCCGCCCGCAGTTCCCGAATGTTCTTTCCGATGTCTTTTCCGAGTGGCATATTAACCTCCTTGTTTTTCGAACCGCCCCGTCAGGAGATCCAACTCCCAACCGTGTCCGTGAAATTTGTCGTACAACATTTGGTTCATCACCCAATAAAGCGGAGAGCATTCCGAATCCATTAGCTTGCCAGGGTGGCAGTTGTCCATGTCCAAAAACTCCTGAAGTGCCGCCACCTCAAGCCTCGCAATCTGTAAGTAGTTCACGCTGTCTCCTCTCCCACCACGCCATCGAAGGGTTGCTCCTCGGCGTGGAAGACCTGTGTTTGTACCTTCAGCCATGTCGGCTTGGCAACATGATTCTTGCCTGTGAATGATGCCTCTGTGAACAAGACGTTGTTGCCCGGAACGCAGGTGATGCGTCCATTGGCAAGCTCAATGAAGTGATGCGACTTGGTCTGGCTCGGCTCCAGGCTGTACCCGTCCCCGTATGGTTCTGCGGTGAACATATAGGCTCCACGCATCCAAGTCTGCCTTCCCGCCAGCCACACCTGGCAATCCAGTTCCCGCAGGTAATCGTACTCGATGGTGGTGAAGTTCCAGCCGAAACAATCCCATCGCTGCGCGTCACCCAAGGTCCACGGCTCGCTCGTTCCATTGGTAAACGCCAATGCGTGCAGCGGCAATCCCCTGTACAACGCACCGCACTTCAACATAACCGTGCAGCCCCAAGCCCGGTGCGGCACCGAGTACAGCCCGAACCATACGGCATCTTCCCAGCCAGCCTCCTTGCCCTGGGAGCAGAACTGGCGATCCACCATGACGTACTGGTGGCGTGGCAGGTTCGCGGCGAAGGTCATTTGTCCAGCCACATTGCAAGAAGCATTGCGCCCATTGCAAGCAGGATCAGGTCGATGGGTGCTATCTCCATGCTGGCCCCGTGATCCATGCGACCAACGCCCAGCGTGTGCCTAGCAGGGGTGCCTTGGCCTTGTGCTTGATCCAGGTTGGGAAGAAGTTGGCTGATCCTTGGTGTGTGGACTTCTCAACGCCATGCCAATCCGCCTCGACGCACAGACCACCGCCAACGTACTCCTCTGGCCGTGATAAGTTAATAACGCAAGTCAGCTTGCGGTCGCTGCCGTCAAAAGTATCATAGTGGGCAGCAAACCTTTGGAGCGGTCGGTAGCGAAGCACTTGCAGGTTTTGCATATCCATCACGTCGAAGCGGTAATGCTCCGTGTTGACCTGATCCACCACGGCGGCCAGATAGTTGTAGATCCACTGGAAGTGGGCGGCCTTGGGAAGCCAGCAGGAAGCGCAGGTGCGGGTACGGTAATTGACCACTCGTCCATCCTTTGCCATGACCGGCGCACGCTTCATGCCGATGACCTCCGCGTCGCGGATAATCATCTCGCATTGCGAGCGGGTCAGGACTTGCGGGACCGTGACCGCCGTGAGGATCTTTTGCTTGAACGGCTTTTCTTGATTTGTAGTGTGCATTCTTTGTCTCCTTTTGCGAATGCCTCCAACGCCTTTTTAAAGGCGAAGGAAGCCAATTCGTCCCTGTCGTATTTGATGAGATTGAAACCCACATAGGCAAGATGGTCGATGGTTTTCTCATCCATGTCAAAGTCAATCTCGACCATCTTGACCTCGCGCTCTGCAAGAATCTTTATATCTCCCAGTTCCGCCATTGTGATTTCTCCTCTCTTGATTTGTCGATCAGCCAAAGGATGAAACTACCGGCAAACACAAGCAGCATCAGCCCTGCGCCCGCAAGCAGGGCGAACAGAATCATGTGTGCGCCCACCTCACTGAAAAACTTCAAGTATTCCATCATCATGTTTCCTCCTTTTCAGCATCCTGTTCAGGTCGGTCTGGTCGATGTTGGCACCGCCCATCCTGCACCAGAAGAGTACGGTGCCGTCCCTGAAGTCGTCAATCAGATTTCTGATGTTGTCATCGTCCTTGTAACAACAACAGTCCGTAAGGCGCGGGCGTTGTTCGGGCGGTGTCAGTTCGTCCCCGACCAACACCTTGCGGCGCTGGAGCAGGCGCAGGTCGTAGATTGCCCTGATGGCAATCTCGCTTGCAAGAAGCTGCATTCGCTCCTCGTGACTCAGGCGGTTCGCTTCTGCTTTGACCACTTCTTCTTCCTTCCTGAATGGCTGTCCGTCCAAGCCGAATAGGCGTTCCACAGCCGTGCGGCATCCAAGGCGTTCTGCTTGTCGTCAAACACATCGTCGGCTGGTGGCAGGCCGTTGGGCGGCTCGGCTCCCCACAGGCGAGGACCAATCGGGTTCTCCATCGACTCCGTAACCACCCGCCACTTGTCTCCGTGGGGAATCACCTTGACCGGAGTCATCGGATCTCCTCCTCCAGCTTCTTGATGTCAGCCTCAATCTGGCCGCGAAGCTTGGCCATGTCGCTGGATTGCCCGGCGTAGTGGATCATCTGGGCATCCATATATCGGTTCAGGCCAAAGTGTTCTTCCACGCTGGTCATGCAGTTGAAGGACGGGTCAAGCTCCTGAAGGTCCAGGTCGCACAGGTGGGCCATGATGTTCATCCAGGTCTGTTCGGCAAAGTGGTTCGGGAACAAGCCGATGGGCGGCTGGGCGAAGATCCCAGGCACCTTGTTTGTGACCACGAAGACCCCGGTGTTGACGTAGAAGCGTGGCTCGATCTTGTATCCGAAAGCCTTGGCCAGTGCCGTCATTCCCGGCTTGCGGTCCAGGTATGATCCCTCGTCGAAAGCGCAGAACTTCTCTACATCCTTGGAGATGTCAGGGCAGTCCAGCGCCACTAAGATGTCCGCATCCAAAAACGTCACGACCTCGTATCCCTTGGTCGTCATCAGGTGCGGGATGATAAGCTTGCTGTACTGGACAGGGTGCGCCAGCGGCTTCTCGATGGACACAAAATCCTGCTCGTGCCTGCGGCAATACTCCTCCATGCGCGGGCGGGTCAGCTTTAGAACCTCCAGCCAATCGTCTCCGAATGCCTGCGTTACGACAACCTTCTTCATTTCCAGATCACTCCCCTATCATCCAAATCGCTGCTGAGAAGCATCAATTTGTTGTAGAGTGAATAACCATAGCCCAACCTGAGAATTGTTTCGGAGATGGCGTGGCCAAGCCAGTAACAGATCCAGGCTAGGACCAGCTTCACGCCACCTCGCAGAGTTGTTCGTCGGCTTCCTCCATTAGCAGTTGCTCGGCAAACTCAAGCAACTCCTTCTCCGGGTTCTCGATGTCCTTGTCACCGTGAGCGACCTGCAACTTGGAGATCGACATATCGTAAGGTACGTCGGCAAAGTAATGCTCCCGATGCCCCTGCGGACCGATGTCGATCTTGTGGGTTTCGTATTCGCAGTCTCCCCATGCCGTGACCTCTCGGCCTCCCCAGACAAAAGTTACGCTAATGTCCTCTAGTTTCTTCATAGTCGTGGTAGTTCTTTCTTTGCTTGCGCCCAGCAGAACAAGGCCCGGACGACCGCCCGCTCCAGGTGGTCTATTGCATCCTCGCCCTCTCCGTCTGGACATGGTGTGCTTTTATGCAACATCATCTGGGCTGTGGCCAGATGACGTATCGCCCTAGATATATGGTAATCGTGAATCGGTCGGTCAAGCGAAAACCATTCGCCGTAAGCCGACTTGGCTGATCCCTTGCCCATAACGCGCCACGTTATTTCCTCGGCGGCTTTGCCAAGTTCCTCGATGGTCGGAGGTGTCATCTTAACCTTCTTACCGTATTTTCAAATTTAATTATTTTTTCCCTTAATGCCCTTGTTTCACCAACCAATCCAAACTCATCTGATAATGACTTACTTAATGAGCTATACATATTTTCCATATTAGCCAGATATTTCCTATCAAATGCAGCCTCAACATTTTTTATCATTTCTTGAAATCTTGTTTCAAGTTCCTTTATTTTCTTATCAAATCTCTTGTTTTCTTCTTGAATTATTTTTGTAAATCTTTTTCCAAGATTTTTAACTTCTTTTTCAGAATACAAAAATTCATCATTCATATTTTTTATTTCAAATTTCATAGTTTCATTCCAGGTGGATTGTACTTCTTTGACCACGCCCATACCTTGAGCATGGCCTGGAAGGCGATACCCGACTCATGCAACTCCTCCTCGCTCCACTGGTGAATCACCAGCGTCTCCGGGTCATTGGCTGCTAGGACCACCGACACACACGCTGCCTTGGGATTCTCCGAGGCGATGCGGTAGGCCCAAAGCTGGGCGCAGTCAGAGTCGTAGAACGGGTCGTACTTCGGGTTTACCTTGCGGTTCTTAAGGTCAATGATCGCATCACCGATTCCCTTCAGCTTGACGTAGGCATCGCATCGTCCAGCGTAACCAGCACCGACCAAGGCCCGCTCGCACCAGTACGTTTTCTCGACATTGTCTTCCGCCCACTCTTTGAAGGTTTTGATATAGGGCTGAAGCTTTTCTTCCTTGCTATGAGGTCTGTCCAAGAGGATATGCTCCATCTGCTCATGCATGAGACTCCCGTGCAACGCCGCCTCTGTTGTGACTTTCTTTGATTCAAGCAAAATTCTTTTTGCATATTCTTCATCGCTTTCCTCCTCAAGTATTGGAAACTTTATGCAAGCTCTTATGATTTGTTCCTGAATCCAGGTTTGAAGCTGGGGCTTTGCCGCCACACTTAAGACGCTCGTGACCGATGGGAGCAAGCCCATCTTGCGCGCGTCCGTAACCGTGGTGTTACGCTCGTTGCCGTTCTTTCCGATGACAACGTGAGCGGACTCGCCTTCCTGGGTATACCAATGTCCCGCCTGGTCCGTTTGGACCAGACGGGATTGGCTAGGCTCTTTCTGCGTGAGGGTAAGAGCCACTTGATTAGAACGGGATTTGGTTGCCGTCCGCGTCGGTGCTGTCGGCAGCCTTGCCCTGCGGTGCCGAAGACGCACCACGGAACTCCCGGCTTGCCCGAATCTTCTCCTGCAACCACTCCGGCAATTCGCCGAACTGGCCACCTTCGCCCTGCTCAATCTCGTAGAACACATGGCCGTTCTCGGTCTTGGCAGGAGCCTTCATCGACTTGGGCAACTTGGCGATGCCTTGGATCGCGCAGTAGTTGCGCCCTGCTTGGCTGGTCTTGTGAACCAAGGTGAGCAAGCAAGCCTTGCCCAAGAGGTTCTTGAGGCTGAAGCTGGCAAGCTCCTTGCTGGTGAACGCCTGACCGCGCCAGGTTTCAAGGTGCTTCCGCAGGGTGGCGCGCTCGCCAAGGCTGCGGGTGAGTTCTATGGAAACGACCATCGGCTTAGTCACCTTGGTCGTCTTGCCGTTCTCCGTAACCTCGCCTTCGATGGTCTGTTCCGGCAATTCAAATGCCAAGCGCAGTTTGGGGGTGTTCTTTGTCTCGCCGTCCCAGGTCACTTCCTGGGTTCCGAGATCGACCAGGCTGAATAGAACGCCAACGGTCGCTCCGGCTTCGGGCAACTGGCGTTCCGTGTTTTTGGATGTTTCACTGATGGTTAGGCTCATGTTATTTTACCTTTCTATATTTGGTTTGGGTTTAGTGGTGTGGAAGGCAGTACGAAGCCCTGGGC